CGAGAAGGCGGTTGTTGATTACGTGAACGGTGGCTTTCTGACCGACAGCATTGCGACTTGCGAGGACTGCGACAGCTACGGCTGGGTGCCTGACTATGGGCCGGAAGAAGAGTAGGCCCGTAACGTGCAAGGGCTGCGGTTTCTTGCATGACTTAAACTTAGATGGCTGGGTCATCTTGCTTAGCGGCGAGTTGATCTGCGCCAGTAACCAGAAATGTTGGGAGACTGTTTGTGACTTACATCGAAGAATTAAAGAAAAGAAGCTCGCAGATATTGGAGAACCGGGCGCAGTTGCGCGGGCCCGCGATCAGGCTTTACAAAGCGCTAGCCCAAAGGTGGAGCCAAATCGCTGGCGTACCTATTAGCGCTGAGCAGACATGCCTTATGCTGGCTGACATGAAGATAGCCAGAGAGATCTACGGCAGGCATGATGAGGACAATGTTGTAGACTTGGTAAACTATGCATATCTCTATGCAGATTTGGCGCAGGAAACGGCGTCTGATGCACAGATTATCGACACGTTGTCGCGCATAAAAAAAGGGGATTGACAAATGCCGATACGTCGATACGCTAACGCGAGGCCGCTAGGCCGAGATACTAGTGATTACACTGTAAGTGATTACAGTGCTAATACATACAGTGCTAAGCATAGTGATTACTGTGATTACACTGAAGATTACTCTAATATAAATAACAGTGTAAGTGATTACAGTGTAAGCGCAGACAGTGTATTACTGTTGACGCTTGCGAAAATGTCACCGGCTTACAAGGCAGGCAAGGCGGCCAGCATTGCCGATCCGCTGGGGCACAGGCTGAGCAAGATCCTGCGCAAGCTTAGGCCTAAGATGAGTAATGATAGATACATTGAGATTGTAACTTCCCTGTCTGCAATGGAGCCGCTTGATCAGGCGCAGTTCTGTCACATCATTGAGGAGAGGTTTAATGAAGATAACCAAGCTTGAGGATCTTCACAGGTGGACGGTCACAGATTTTGATGAACTGTTCATGGAAGCTGCCGAGACTGAGCGCAACTTGCCTTCAGCCTTTCGCAAGCAGAAGATGTCTTCGTGGCCTGATTATGTGCAAAGCTGGAATGCGTATGGATGGACAGAAGCGGGCCCGGTTAGAGTTGCGCCAAGTGCTGCTGAGATAGATCGGCTGGATCTTGCGATGGATTTGGGATTGCGGATGCCGACAGAGGACAGGCAGATTGTCTGGGCTGTGGCGCATAGTGCAGTCGGTAACGGCAGAGGGCCGAAGTGGACAAAGCTATCTAAGATGCTGGGATGCTCTCGGCATACGGTCAAAGCAGATTATGCTGCTGCATTGATTAGACTGACTTGGATTATCGATCCCAAGCGAGCGCGTGTTGTGTCGGAAGGCACAAGGCCAACGAACAGACCCGGTCAATTCCTGCCGCCAAGGCCGAGAAAGTATGATTAGGCTAGGTGGGTCTATGAAAAAAGAAAAGCCCCACTCAGGGGGCTTCTCTGTGGCTGTGAGGGCGTATTGCGGTTAAAGGATGCCAGCGAAGAACAGGCCGACGAATAGCAGGCCGAAGAGTGAAAGGGCACCGATGATGTCACCGATGATGCCTAAGCTGTCTTCCATGTCGCGCATCAGAGCGCGCAGTTTATTAAATGAGTTCATTTGTTGACACTCCTACTGGAAAGGTTTCTCCGGCTTCCATCATGCAATCAACGGCAGCAACCTTTGCATCTGAGATTGTCTCGTAGCTTTTGTTGCAAAGACCTTCGGGCACGCGGCCAACGAAAATGAAGCGGCCAGATGGTGCTTTGATAATTGTTGCTTTGGTAAACATAGCTTTTCTCCTCATTGTAGCTGACACGTAGATATGACAGATGCTGTTACATTGCAAGCAGCAAGAACAAAAAAGTTATTTTTCCTTGCTCAGTGTACCGAAATACGATAACACTTGGATATAATCGGCAGAACTTTGGGCCGGTTATTCTACCTTATGGATGAACCTCCCTTGATGCTAATCAAGAGAACCTGCCTCGCTCTCAGCAGCGGGGCTTTTTTTTGGAAAGAATAATGAAACGCGTCACAAAAGCAGTCATGCAAAAGGTCATAGACAGATTAGCGCAAGGCGAAACACTCGTGCAGATCGTCAAAGATCCAGATATGCCAACTTACAGAGCAATCACAAAGGCAGCAGTGCGCGACGAGGAACTGTGGGAAATGTACCGGCAAGGCAGAGTAATGCAGGCCGAATACTACACAGATCACATCAATCAGCTAGCGCTCTCTCCACTGCCAGAGTTCGATGACAACAGACTAGCCAATGCTGAAGTGCAACGCCGCAGGCTAGAGATAGACACGCTCAAGTGGACGCTGGGAAGAAACCAGCCCTGGGGAATCCGGGATAAGAAAGAGGAAGCACCACAGCAACAAGCCATCACAATATCATGGGCAGGCGGTGATGTAGCTGTCAGCGCACATGACGAGGACAGCGTGACAGTCAGCACGCAGCGGCAGGAGATCGTTAAGCACTAGGGATGTGCTAGAAGATATGGGGGAATGTGTGTGTATATCACATCCTGATCGTGACCGAGCTACGCGCGAGAACACCACCCCCGCCGTTTGGTTTTGAAATACTATATGTTGTGGTTTGAGCATTCAGCGGATAGGGTGATTTGCTAAGTGCTTGATAACAAACAATTGCTTAGGCGCATAATAGTGATTATGTTAAATTTATGACCCGCCGACCCCTACCCCCCGCAGAACCGCCCGCCACCTGCATACACGTAATATACCTGCACAGGAGTGTCTCACACACACGTTGCCATGGAGCCTAACACACATGCATTCTTTGCGCATCTGACGCTTCTTAGGGAGGCTGCTAGGGATTCTAGCGGTGATGAGCGGGTACATGCTCAGGTGCTATTGATTGACTTATACGAGCGGATGTTGGAGCGTGCTGGTGTAATGGTGTTCCGCGATGGAGAGACAGAGCATTGAAGATTGAGATACCTTATGAGCCGCGTGCATTGCAGATGATGCTGCACAATGAGATGCAGGCGAAGCGTTGGGGTGTTGTTGTTTGTCATCGTCGTTTTGGAAAGACGGTGTGGGCGATTAATCACATTCTCAGGGATGCGATTATGAACAGCAAGCCCTCGCCGAGATATGCGTATATGGCACCGACTTATCGTCAGGCTAAGAATGTAGCTTGGGATTATTTGAAGCAGTTTGCTGGGAAGATACCCGGTGTGAAGTTTCACGAGACTGAGTTGCGGTGTGATTTGCCTACTGGCGGCAGGATTTCTTTGCTGGGTGCTGAGAACCCGGATAGTTTGCGAGGGATTTATTTGGATGGCTGTGTGATGGACGAGGTTGCACAGATGCCTGAGAATGTGTTCCCAGAGGTCATACGGCCAGCGCTGAGTGACCGTAAGGGCTGGGGTGTGTTTGTTGGTACGCCTAAGGGGCATAACGCGTTCTATGAGCTTTATGAGCAGTCTGCTGCGAATGATGATTGGTTGACTGCGATATATAAGGCTTCAGAGACTGGGTTGCTGGATAATGAGGAATTGTCTGCTGCTCAGAATATGATGAGTGCAGATCAGTATGCGCAGGAATTTGAGTGCAGTTGGAATGCGAATGTTCCGGGTGCGATTTACGGTAAGGATTTAGAGGAGATTACGGCGTCTGGTCGTATAGCTAATGTTCCTTATGATCCTTCTGTGCGTGTTGATACGTGGTGGGATTTGGGTGTTGGTGATAGTACGGCGGTTTGGTTTACGCAGAGTGTTGGCCGTGCTGTGCATGTGATAGATTTCTATGAGAATAGGAATGAGGGATTGCCGCATTATTGTAAGGTTCTCTCGGAGAAAAAGTATTTGTACGGGGATCACAATGCGCCGCATGATATAGAGGTGCGTGAGCTTGGTAGTGGTAAGAGTAGGCGAGAGATTGCTTGGGATCTTGGTTTGAATTTTCGTGTTGTTCCTAAGCTTCCTGTTGAGGATGGGATACACGCTGCGCAGATGTTGATACCTCGATTGTGGTTTGACCGTGAGAAGTGCAGGGATGGTTTGGAGGCGTTGCGGCAGTATCACCGGGCGTATAATGAGAGGACGCGAAGTTTTCGTGCTTCGCCGGTACATGATTGGAGCAGTCACGCTGCGGATGCTTTTAGGTATTTTGCTGTGGGGCTTAGGGAAACGCGGGATCGATCTAGGGCACCGCAGAGACAAGCGGTCATGGAGTATGACCCTTTTGCAGCATGAGGTAGGCTATGGGATTTTTTGATGATTTAATGGCTGCGATTGGCGTTGGCCCGACTGAGCTAGAGGATAAGACATCTGAGGATAAGTTGGGTGTGAGTAAGGTAAAGACTAAAATGAAGCCTAAAGACCTTAGCGATCACTTGGATATTATTACGGGTGATGTTGCGTATGGCTTGGGGATTTCTACGGACAAGCCCTATGGCTATGACGAGCGCACTGCGCAGTCACAGAGAATGGCGCAGTCTGAACAGATGAAGGCAATGCGGCGTGAGATTGACAGGCCTGCTGAGCGGCCAAAGGGCCCTGCGCCGTCTCCTGATGCGGATACGGCTGACGGTGCGTCAGAGGCTGCGGTTCCCGGCGCTAATGAGGTGTTGAAAGGTGCAGCACCAGATGGCTCTACTGAGGCGGCTGCTATGACGGCTGGTAAAAAGGGTCGGAAAAGCACGATATTAACGGGGCCGCAGGGATTGCTTGCTGATCCTGATACAACGCGCCCTCGTCGTTCTTTAATGGGTTTGATCAAATGATGATTAAAAAACAGCCTCAGAATATTGCTGGTATGATGGGGCAGATTTCTTCGCAACCGGCGCAGGGAATGAAGGCGGCAACGATTGACCCGTTGGAACGCCTACAGCAGCGCATGGTGGGTCGCACCCAAGGCGGGGCCATAGAGGGCGTAAAGAAAAAGAAAAGTATGCTGAATAGCTTTAGGATGGTGTAATGGCGCAAGTTTCTCCGATAGTGACGCAGCTTGAGCGTCGATATAAGACGTTGCAGTCTCAGAGGTCTAACTGGGAAAATCATTGGCAGCAGCTAGCTGATTATATGCTGCCGCGTAAGGCAGATATTACGAAGAAGCGCACGCAGGGTGATAAGCGCACTGAATTGATTTATGACGGCACTGCTATTCATGCGGTAGAATTATTGGCGTCTAGTCTTCATGGTATGCTTACCAGTCCTAGCACGCCTTGGTTTTCTATGCGTTTCCGCGATCAGGAACTGCAGCGCAGTGATGAGGCGAATGAGTGGTTAGAGAGTAGCTTGGATCAAGTGTATCAGGCGTTTAATCGGTCTAACTTCCAGCAGGAGATCCATGAGCTTTATTATGACTTGGTGGTCTTTGGTACTGCTGCCTTCTATGTAGAGGGCGATGGCGATGGGTTGCGGTTTAGTTCTCGGCATATAGCGGAGATACTGATTTCTGAGGATGCAGAGGGCCGCGTTGATACGGTGTATCGTAAGTTTAAGCTAACGGCGCGTGCGATTGTTATGCGTTTTGGCGAAGAGAACTCACCGCGTGCTGTTCTGGCTGATCAGAAGAATGACCCGTACAAAGAGCATGAGGTCATACACGCTGTGTTTCCAAGGGCAGAGGCCAAGGGAAAGATGGCAAAGAGTAAGCCTATTGCATCTGTTTATTATCATCTCGCTAGCAAGCAGATCTTGAGCGAGGGTGGTTTTGATGACTTCCCGTTTATGGTGCCGCGTTTTAATAAGGATAGCGTAAGCAGCTATGGCCGATCGCCAGCAATGACTGCGTTGCCAGATGTTAAGATGGTTAACAAAATGTCAGAGGTGACGATCAGGGCTGCGCAGAAGCAGATTGACCCGCCCCTTATGGTTCCAGATGACGGGTTTATGCTGCCGGTAAGAACAACGCCGGGTTCTCTGAATTTTTATAGATCTGGCACGCGTGATCGGCTGGAGCCATTGCAGATTGGTGCAAACAATCCGCTGGGTTTGAATATGGAAGAACAGCGGCGCAATGCTATTAGGCAGGCGTTTTATGTTGATCAGTTGCTTTTGGGTGAAGGCCCATCAATGACAGCAACTGAAGTGTTACAGCGCAACGAGGAAAAGATGCGATTGCTTGG